AAGCCGTGATACATCAAATTGCTGCGAGCAACGCCGCCGCGAAAATGATTCGGCCTCATGCGCAGCAGTTCGTTCATCACAAACTTCACGCCGGGCTGGCGGCCTTCGTAAGTCCGTGGATTGCCTTGATAATCAACAAGCGCCGCCCATAAGCTAACGCCCTGCTTGAATGCCTCCTTGCTATGAAAAAAGTTCACCATGTCCTGCACAATGCTTGAAAGCGCCCCATGCCGCCGCCATGCGCAATGCAAGCTCCCATGCTGACCGCGGGCGATATAGTCATAAACGCATGGGCAAGTCTTTGCCATGTAGTCGATCCTGGCCATGTTCAGGATGTCATTCATGTCAGTAATCTGCTCATGCGCCCACAAGATGCGCGGTGGATAATCGCTGCGTGGGTTGAAATACTGCAAATCAGCAATCCCGCGGCGCATGGCAATCCTTGCAATAGTCTCGGCATCGACCTCGTCGGACTTGCTGTCCATTTTTAGGATGCGCCGCCATTTCGGCGTTAATCCATGAAACCAAAGACGAACGCTAACTTTAAGATCATTGGCGCGCGATTGAATCTGAGTCAGTTCATCGAATGTGTAAACCTGCGCAAGGCTTTTCTTCCTTGGCTGCATGTGAGCATTCTCGACGATGATGACGTCACCGGGCTGAGTGAACGCAAGCGCGGCGAATTGGTCTGGACGCAACCGAATTGATTTGCCATTGCGCCATGCGTGAAAGTATCCGCCGCCATAGTCACATCCCCAGATGGGCGGACCGCTGCAGTTTGCAGGAGGCGGCAAAGCCGTTGACGGCGGCTCGTCGATGAATAGAAGTTGCTGCATGTTGTGATGGGTGCTGCGGAATGAACGCTTAAACCGCCTTGAAGGCGATGCGTCGCTGAACTCCGCAAGGCTTGCTGACCGTAGCAGCGGCGGCTACAGTCCGCAAGCCCCCACCGCCAGCTGATGCGTCTTGCCCATCCCACACCCGTGCGCCTGACGCCTGAGTTGTTGCGGCGGCTGGATGCCTGGCGTGGCGATGCCATGTCGCGTGCAACGGCGATCCGCGTGCTGCTGGAGCGGGCACTTAAGCAATGACCATCCAAGACCTCACCCGCGGCAGGTGGCCGGACCTGCTGGCGGCGCTGGGCGGGCTGTCCGCGGATCAGCTGACTGACAAGCATCAGCCCTGCCCATGCTGCGGCGGCAGTGATCGCTACCGCTTCGACGACAAAGACGGCACCGGCTCGTGGTACTGCAACCAGTGCGGGGGCAAGGACGGCGGTGGCGGTGGCGGCAATGGCATGGACCTGCTCACACGCATCACCGGCTGGCCGTATGCCGAAGCGTGCCAGCGCATTGAGCGGCACCTATCTGTAGTGCCGGAGCCACCGACTGCCGGGGCTGAGCAGGTATGGCAGTACAGCAGCACCTTCATCGTCTGCCGATTCCCCGGCAAGAAGATCAGACCACTCTGGTACGACGGCACCGGCTGGCGCTGGAAGGCACCGCCAGCGCCGCGGCCGCTGTACTGGGCGCGGCGGGCCGCTGATGCGCCGGTGCTCATCGTTGAAGGCGAGAAGACCGCCGATGCCGCTGCGCGCCTGTTCCCATCAGCTGCGGTTGCCACCTGGCCATCAGGCTGCAAAGCGATCGACAAGGCCGATTGGTCACCGCTGGCCGGGCGGCGCTGCACCCTATGGCCTGATGCTGATGACGTCGGCCGCCAGGCGATGGTCAAGCTGGCTGGGCGCCTGCTGTCGATCGGCGTGGCGCAGGTGCGCATCGTCGCCACACCAGATGGCGCTGCCGATGGCTGGGATCTTGCCGATGCCGCATGGACGCCAGCCGAAGCCGCGGCCTACCTCAAGGCCAACCGCTCACCGCCAATCGAGGCGCCAACCGCGGCGCCGGAGCCGCCTGGTCCGGCAGCGCAGCCAGACCCCGAGCCACTGCCAGCGGCTGGGGAGCACTTCACCTGCCTCGGCTTTGACGGCGACGGCTACTACTACCAGCCCGCCAGTACCGGGCAAGTCTGCCGCCTATCTCGCAGTAGTCACACCGGCACCAACCTCTGCGCGCTGGCGCCGCTGTCGTATTGGGAGACGCTCTATCCCAGCAAGACAGGCGTCAACTGGACGGCAGCGGCCAGCAGCATGTTCACCCAGCAGGCCGCGGCTGGTGTCTACTCTCCCGATCGCATCCGCGGGCGTGGTGCATGGTGGGACGGCGGCCGATCTGTGCTGCACCTCGGTGATCAGCTGATCGTCGATGGCGCCAGCCGCACCGTATGCGATGGCATCACCGGCAGCAGTTACGTCTACCAGCGTCTCAGCCGCCTGCAGGGGCCATCAGGCGTGCAGCCACTGGATGACGACGCGGCCTTCCAGGTGCTTGACCTTGCCGAGCGGTTTCTCTGGGAGGTGCCGGCATCCGGGATGCTGCTGGCCGGTTGGGTCACGCTGGCGCCCATCTGCGGCGCGCTTGACTGGCGGCCTCATGCCTGGCTGACCGCAGGATCCGGCTCCGGCAAGTCCGAAGTGCTCGGGCGCTATGTCACCCCACTGCTCGGCGACATGGGTCTCATCGTCGCCGGTAACACCACCGAGCCCGGCATCCGGCAGGCACTCCGCGCGGATGCGCTGCCGGTGGTGTTCGACGAAGCTGAGAGCAATGAGCGCAACGATCAGCAACGGATGCAGGCAGTGCTCGGCCTTGCGCGGGTCGCCAGCAGCGAGAGCCGCGCGCATACCCTGAAGGGTTCGCCAGAAGGTGACACGCAGCGGTACACCATCCGCTCCATGTTTCTGATGAGCAGCATTGCCACCGCGCTGAAGCAGGGCGCCGATAAGTCCCGCTTTGCGCAGCTCACGCTCCGCAACCCGGCCGAGCTGCCAAAGGATGAACGCACCGCGCACTGGGAGGCATTGGACCGCGACCTAGATCGCTTCATCTCGGAGCAGATTGGCCAGCGCCTGATCGCGCGCACCATCGCGCTGATCCCCACCATCCGCCAGTCGGTGAAGGTATTCGTCAAGGCCGCGGCCGAAGCATTCGACTCGCAGCGCCTTGGCGATCAGTACGGCACCCTGCTGGCCGGTGCATGGGCGCTGCAGTCGCGTGAGGTGGTGACCCGCGAGCAGGCGTGGTCATTGATCGAGCAGAACGACTGGACTGCCTACAGCCAGGCTGTGGAGGTGCCAGACGAGCGCCGCTGCCTGCAGACGATCCTGCAGCACCAGCTACGCGTCGAAGGTGACCGCACCGTCACGCGCACCATCGCAGAGCTAGTGGAGCTGGCGCTGCACCGCGGCAGTGATCCGCATGTCACGCCGACCGAGGCGCAGAACGTGCTCGGACGTCATGGCATCAAGGCTGAGGATGGCTCCGTGATCGTCAGCAACACGGCCAACGCCATCGCTCACATGCTCTCCGATACGGCATGGGGCAACTGCTGGCCGATCGTGCTGGCGCGCTTGCCAGGTGCGGTGAAGACCGGTGCTGTTTGGTTCAAAGGTGGCGGCGGAACCAGCCGCGCCGTGCAAATGAGCATCGAGCTGTTAGGTCTGTTAGGCGCTGGTTAGGCCCAAAACCCAGTCCACCACTCATTCCTAACAAACCTAACGGTCCTAACGGATTTTCGGAAGACCCCCTTATAGAGAGGAGTAGTACCCCCTACCCAGTAGGTAAGGTCTTCTCTCATATGTATCTATACCTTTTTCTGTTAGGTCTGTTAGGTAAGGGAGAGAACCCAGTGGTGGCAAGGGATTTTGGCCTAACAGGACCCGTTAGGAATGCGTTAGGTCTGTTAGGTCTGTTGCAGGATGGAGCACGGCGCAGTAGGGTTGCACTGGCCACACGGCTGCACCATGGACACCATTGACATTCCCGCCAAGCAATCACCGGTGATCAACCGGCTGCACGACACCCTGGTTCTGGCACGCGCCTATGCCGATGCCATCCGCGACAACGCGCAGGATGATGACCGCCCCATCCCACTGGAGCTGGTGGCATCGTTCCAAGCCGACTGCGACGGCATCCTTTGTTCCCTTTCTGAAGCTGCTGCTCAATGAAGATCACCTGCACTCAATCCGACCTCAGCCGCGCGCTACGTGCTGTGGCGCGTGCTGTCGGCAATGGCAAGACCCATCCAATCCTCTCTGGCGTTCTGCTCCGCGCTGATGGCGGGAGCCTGCAACTCACCGCCTATGACCTGAGCATCGGCATACAGACCAGCATCGACGCCATGGTTGACACTGCTGGCGCCTGTGTCGTGCCGCATCGCCTTCTGGCGGACATCACAGGCCGACTGGATGGCACCAGCGTGGTCTCCTTGACCGTTGACGGTGATCGCGTGGCACTGGCCACCGCAGGCGGCTCCTACAGCCTCTCAGCGGCCTCTGCGGATGATTTCCCCGGCCTGCCTGCCGTGGACGCTGCTGAGGGCGCTGCGATCGACCTGGCAGCGCCCTTGGCTGCTGTGCTGGTCGCCGCCAGCACTGATGAGTCGAAGCCGGTGCTCACGGGCATCCACCTGGTCTCCGATGGCAGCGAGCTGCGCATTGAAGCCACCGACGGCCACCGGCTTGCATCGCGCACGCTGTCCTGCAATGCGCCGGACATGGATGTAGTAATCCCTGCTCGAGCGATGGCGCAGGTGCGGAACCCTGCGTCCTTTGCGGTGGACGGCGGCCACGTCGCAATCCAGCTCGATACGGCCACGCGCATGATCACGCGCACCTTGGATGGCGCCTACCCATCAGTGCAGCAGCTGATCCCTGCCACCTTCAAGACCCTGGCCACCTGCAACCGTGAAGCGCTGCTCGCGGCACTGGAGCGGATCGCGTGCGTCTCACCCAATGACATCGTGCGACTGACCGTCAAGGCTGGCGCCATTGAAGTGACCGCCGAATCTGAAACCAGCAGCGGCGCTGAATCCGTCGCATGTAATGGCAAGCTGCCGCAGCTGGCCGTCAACGTCCATTACCTTATGGATGGACTGAAGGGATACACTGACACTATGATTACCATTCAGGCCAACACATCTACCTCGCCTGTCGTCATCGGCCAGACCTATCTGGTGATGCCAGTCCAAATCCGGGAGTAATGCAATGGCGCGCAAAAGCACCAAAGACGAGATCCAAAACCGGGTTAATGAGGTTTATGGATTGCTTTTGCGCGCATGGAATCATAATCAAATTGTTCAGTACGGTTCCGAAAAGTGGAATGTAAGCGAACGGCAAGTGCGTGATTATTTGGCTGAAGCGCGTAAGTTAATAGCGCTCGACGCCGAGCTGGAGCGGCCTCAATGGCTAGAGGCCGCCTTGGCGCGGCTGCAGGATTACGAACGCATTGCACGCGAGAACAACCAAGTCGGTCTAGCCATGACTGCCGTAGAGAAGCAAGCTCGGCTATTGCGGTTTGAGATGTCGTGAGCATTGTCAGCGGCATTTGCGAACCAGTACCGCTGCTGTCATTCATGCAGCAGCAGACGCCCGAGGACACCGCTGACCTGATCACCCGCATCCGCAGCGACCTCCACCCTGGACAGCTTGCGTTCGTAGATGACACCGCAACGCAGATCCTTGGCATCAGCGCTGGCTATGGCGCTGGCAAGACCAGAGCGCTATGCGCTAAGGCGGTGATGCTGGCCGCGGCTAATCAAGGCTTCATCGGTTGCGTGATGGAGCCGACAGGTCCGCTGATCCGGGACATCTGGCAGACGGATTTTGAGGCGTTCCTTGAGGCTTATGAGATCCCGTACACCTTTCGTGCATCACCGCTGCCGGAGTACATGCTGCACCTGCCAGGCGGGGACACCAAGATCCTGTGTCGCAGCTTTGAGAACTGGTCACGCATCATCGGCCTGAACCTTGCCTGGGTGTTGGCTGATGAGATCGACACCGTAACGCCAAGCATTGCCAATAAGGCATTCCCGAAGATCCTTGGACGCTTGCGCTCGGGCAATGTGCGGCAGTTTGGCGCGGCATCGACGCCAGAAGGGTTCCGGTGGATGTGGAACACATTCGGCAGCGATGATGCCAAACAGCGGCCAGACCGGCAGCTAATCAAAATGCGCACGGCAGATAACCCGCATCTGCCGCCGGACTTCATCGAACGGCTGCAGGCGAACTACGACCCCAGCCTGCTTCGGGCGTACCTCGACGGCGAGTTCGTCAACCTGACAACTGGGCAGGTGTATGACCGCTTCGACCGGGCAAAGCATGTCACCGCCACAGTATCGGACATCACCCGCGAGCCGATCCGCGTTGGCATTGACTTCAACGTAGGCAATATGTCTGCCGTGATCGCCGTGCGGCTCAGCAATGGCCTGCTGGTGGTTGACGAGATCGCCGGTGCGCATGACACCGACGCCCTGGCGCAAGAGATCCGCAGACGGCACCCGCAGCAGCAGATCTACATCTACCCAGACGCCAGCGGCGGCAGCCGCAGCACCAACGCCAGCCAGACCGATATTCAGATCCTGGAGTCCTACGGCATGTCAAACCAGTCACCACGCAGCAACCCGCCAGTGCGTGATCGTGTATCAGCTGTGCAGGCGCTGCTGGAGAACGGCAAAGGGCAGGTACGGCTGCAGGTGGCGCAGGGTTGCCGCCGCGTGATCGAATGCCTAGAGCTGCAGTGCTACAGCGACAAGGGCGAACCTGACAAAGATTCAGGGTTCGATCACATGAACGACGCGCTCGGCTACCTGGTGTGGCGTGAGTTCAACCCATTGCACGCCGGTGCTGGCCGCAGCACTGGCATCAGGCTTTACTAGTCAGCCCATCAATGACTGAAGCCGTAAACTGATGGCATTCTCGGCGGCTAGCGCTCGTGTATAGCGGTTACAACTTCTATGACCGGCCGCTAGCGCAGCGCACCGTAGCAAAGGTCAGCGACCCGAATACGAATTGGTATGCGCAGGAGCCGCATTGGCTGCTGATTGAGGATCTGCTGCAGGGCACCTATGGGATGCGCAAGAAGCATCGCCGCTACTTGCCGCAGGAGCCCCGCGAACTAGACGAGTCCTACGACAACCGCCTGTCCCGTAGCGTCTGTCCGCCGTACTACATCCGCCTAGAGCGCATGCTGGCGGGCATGCTCACCCGCAAGCCAGTGAGGCTGGATGACACCGCCGACATCATCCGCGAGCAGCTATTTGACGTAGATCTGCAAGGCAATGACCTCAATGTCTGGACTTATGAAGCAGCCCGCAAGATGGTTCGCTATGGCCACATTGGTACGTTGGTGGATGCACCGTCTGATGGCGGTAGGCCCTACTGGGTGACATACACACCCCGGCAGATCCTTGGCTGGCGCACCGAGACGCAAGAAGGCAGGCAGGTGCTGACCCAGCTGCGGCTATCGGAAGTGGTCACGGTGCCAGATGGCGAGTTTGGCGAGAAGGCCGTCGAGCAGGTTCGTG